CAGATGTGAATGACCCAGAATCTTCATTCAAAATCTTCTACGATGATTTAGAAGAAAAAATGTTTGTAAGAGGTTACTTTAAGTTAGGAGTACAGTTTATGTTCCCTTCTTTAGTACAGTGGTGCATAATCAAGCAATAATAATGTAATAAACGAGAGGGTGTAAAAACCCTCTCATATTACCTTTAATAAATTTTAAAAAATAATAACATGGCAATAGATAAAGGTATAGCTATAAATCATTCAGATTTACTATCAACAGGTGGTATAAAACAAATATTGCTTAGAAGTTGGCAAGACGATGATGATGTTACTTTTAATAATGATGCTGGTAGACATGATATTACAAGTATTGTAGATACTGGTAATTCAACAGCAGATTGGTTTGCATATGAATTTAAAAATGAAGAAGCATCTTTAACAGTAAACGCTACTAAAGAGAATGGTTCTACATTATTTGAATGTAATTTAAGTTTTATGTTACCAAAATTAGGTAAGGCAAAGTTTCACGAATTACAAAACTTGTTGCAAGAGTGTATGATGGCTATTGTTATAGATAGCAATGGTACACAGTTAGTTATAGGTTGTAGTGAAAAGTATTTAAATACAGCAAGTGAATTTAGAAGTCAAACTTTTTTAAACCTTGTGAGCATGGAAGGTGGTACTGGTACAGCTTTTACAGATATGAATGGATTGACAATAAATATGACAGCAAGACAATTTGAATTACCTAGAGAATATACAGGTACATTAAATTTTTACACTGATGCAACACCATCAGCTACTTTAAAAGCAACTTCAAGTTAATAATTAATAACAATTAAAATTAAAAAATTATGTCAATAGAAACAGGTTTAGCAATAGGATGCACAGACGTTCAAGCTGTAGGTGGTATTCAAAGAGTGTACATAAGAAAATGGAATAGTACAGGAAGTCCTGATCAATTAGTAATTGATGGTTCAAATCACACAATCACTTCTATAGCTGATAGTGGTGGTACTAATTCAACATGGGGTGTTTATGAAACTAAAATTGAAACTGCTGATTTACAAATAGCAGGTACAAGCGAAAATGGTGTTAGTACATATGAGTGTACTTTGACTTTTATGTTACCTAATACTGATTTGACTAAATTAACAAGGTTACAACAGTTGACTAATGAACCTTTAATGGTAGTAGCTGTTGATAGTAATGGTGATCCTAGTACAGCTACAAATGCTGCTGGAACTGCAACTCATTTAGTTTTAGGTATAAGCAATACATTAACAGGTAGTGATCAAAATTTAGATATATCAGCAAGTAGTCATTCAGGTTTTAGACCACAAACATTTGCTAGAATAGCAAGTATTGAAGGTGGAACTGGTGCAGCTTTTGCAGATCAAAATGGTGTAACAGTCACTATAACTTGTACTCAATATGAGTTACCAAGAACATATGTAAATGCTAATGCTGTTACAGTGAGTGGTACAGTAGCAACATTTAAATAATAATTTAATTTAGGTTGGTATATCCGTAAAAAACAAAATGTTTTTCCTATATTTAAATTATGTGTAATTGTAAAAAAATAAAAGAATTACCAAGTTTAAAAATATATACATTTATGGGTACTTACAAAGCAAAATATAAAACAGGAGCATCAGTAAAAAATGGTGTTACAATCTTTTGGGAGACAGCGACACAGGAAGAATTAGCATACGCTTATGAAGAATTAGGAATGACAGGTGCAATAGAAAAAATTTCAAACACTAAAACAAAAGATGAGTCAAAGAAAAGTAAAAAGTCAAACAAGAACATCAGCAAAAAGTAAAACAAATACTTTTGAGTTTGGTGTTTTTAATTTATCTACTCCTCGACATATAGAAGAACCTTTAGATTTAAAAAGGGTATATACTGATTACATTCCTTTTGGGCAAAACAATTTATTTCCACAATATCTTGCAGAACTTAAAAGAAAATCATCAACACATAGAAGTGTATTAGCACAAAAAACTATATTTACAAGTGGTGCTAAGTTTGTTACAAAAAACGAAAAGCTAAAAGATTACATAAGAGATGTTAATGCAGATGGCGAATCTCTAAGACAAGTCTACAAAAAACTAGCAGACGATTACTATACATTTGGCAATGCATATTTAGAAGGTGTGTTGTATGAAGGTGGTATAAATCTTTATCACATAGATGCAACAACAGTAAGAATGTCAAAAACAAAAAAAGAGGTTTATATACATCCAGACTGGGCAAGGTATAAAACAGATAAAGAAAAAACAAAAATTATACCTTTATATCCAACTGTNAAACGTAACAGATTCATAATGCATTTTCAAGATTATGAACCAACATTTAACTTTTATGGATTACCAGACTATGTAGCTGCACTAGAACACATTGCAGTNGATTATGAGATTGGTAAATGGAATCATACTAAATTTCAAAATGGTTTTCAACCTTCAGCTATAGTAGAGATTAGTGGNGATATGGGAGAGGATGAAGCAAAGAAGATGGTNAAGGAAGCACAAAAGAAATTTGTTGGAGAAGGTAACAATGGTAAGATATTATTTATAGTAAAAAATGGTGATACTTCACCTGCTAATGTNCAGATAATAAAAGATGATCAAGAGGGTAGCTGGTTAGATTTACAAAAGATTACTGATCAAAATATTATTACTGCACACAGATGGCAACCATCTTTATCTGGTATAGTNAGCTCTGGTAAGATGAACAACACAGGTAGTGAAATCAGAATAGCATATGATTTATGTATGACTACTGTAATTAAAGACACATCTGATATGTTNTTNAATGGTATAAGAGCAATATTATTTAAAGAGCTTGATTATAAGCCAGAAGAGNTAATGATACATTTTGAGCCACCTATTTCTTATATTACAGATATAGATGTTAAAGAAGTGTTGACTATAAATGAGCAAAGAAAATTATTAGATGAGGACTTTCCTTTACTNGANGGTGGTGATATGTTTATTGCAGATAGAGAAATNATAGTTACTCAAAGAGATGATGATGGAGATGGAGTGATAGAAGAAGAAAAATCAGTAGAAATACAGCAGTAATATGGCAAACGTAAANAACAAAGCAACATTAGTAACAGCAGCAGAAGTAATTAGTAANAGTTTTACAAATGCTAACACAGACCCTGCACTNATATCAAGCAACTCAATTTTACTTGCAGAGTTNGCACATATAAAACCTATTCTTGGTAAAAAGTTTTATGAAGAGTTAAAAACACAACATGATCCAACNGGTACTTTGTCAACTGCNAATCAAACATTAATGGATGATTTTTTAACAAGAACTTTATGTTGGTTTGTAAGATTTGAAGTTATNAATGAGATNCAAAGCAATAGTTCAAGCATGGGGATTGTACATAATATAGATGAGTTTTCTTCTATTGTAGACCCATCAGAACTTAACGCTTACAAACAAGACACATATAGAAAAGCAAGTATATACCTTAAAGATATGATGGATTATATTGAGGATGANGATCAAAGTGGTCAATATCCAACATATGCAAACAATACTCCAAATAGAGGTTTTGCATATAAAAATCATGGTATAATTATGTATGATAGTATATATACAAAAAATTATCATCCAAGAACCTACACAAGCTACAAAGATTTTTGTCCTTGTGATAATTGTTAATTATGGCTATAAACGAACATAAAAATTTAGATGATGCAAACAGGCATCAACCGAAAGGTTTTGAATCAGCAGCGAATGATACAGTATTATCAAAAGACATAGGTACTGGTACTGCTAATACAGATGGTAGTTTAGAATATCAATCAAAAAACTTAATGGGTAGTGTTGATTATACTATTATAGGTTATTTAAGAGCAGAAGATTATAGTAATGCTAACTATTATAGAGCTGCACATATAACCGATAATCAATCACCTTTTCAGTATAGTATAGATACGAGTCAAACAGCAGTAACCGACATAGTTATACAACCTGCAAACTTAATAACAAGGTCGTCTAATTTGGTTGTTGATTCAGATTCAACTGTGTATAAAATTACTGGGTGGCTAAATTCAAATGGTACTGACACAGTTACATTAGCCATAGCAAAAGTAACACCTACTGCTGACGATACAAGTAACATGAATCCAGTTGTTATAGATGAGATTGCAGTTACAGGTTTAGGTAATACACAAAAATTAGTTAGAATAAATGAAACCACAATAACTAGTTCTTCTTTGACTGCTGGTGATTACCTTATTGCTTTTATCAAAGATTCAGGTGCTGGTTCAAACAATATATACTGGCAAGTTAAAGTATGTACAACAAAATATTGATATTAAAATAAAAAACAAATGAGTAGATACGATACAGATAACACATTATTATTAGAGATGTTAGGTAAAGGTGGTGGTCACAATATTTTTACAACAGCAGCTCAAACTGGTAAAGATTATTATGCAGTACATTTTGTTAAACAAAGTGTTATAGCAAGTATAACAGTAGCAAATGCAGATGGTGATAGTCTTTTGCAAACTACTATACCAGCAGGAACTACTATTTTTTTAAGAATAACAGCTATAACTCTTACCAGTGGATTAGCCATTGGTTATAGAGAAACAGATGGAGATACAACAGCATAATGAAATTAGCATCATCAATATCTCCTAATTCTATTGTCAAAGATGAGTTTGATCCATCTTCTGAATCCCTTATAAAAGCATTTTATAAATTTAAAAGTTTAGGAGGTTCTGATATAGCACAGGTATCAAGCTGGACTGATCAAACAGGTAATTTTAATATGTCACATTCTGGAGCAGAGGGTGAAAGCCCTTCATATACTGCTACTGATGGTGCAGTTACTTTTAATGGTAGTAATCAAAAATTACAAAGTTCTTCTGATATAGTATTAGATGAAATGTTTATTATTGCAATAAGAGCAAGTATTGAAGATCCAATTAGTAATGATGTGATTTTAGCAGATAACACTGCAACAGGTCATTTTATAAGAGTTAAAGATAGTACAACAATTACTATTAGAATAGCTGGTAGTACAGCTCAGGATTTTGATTTAAATACAGGTTCTATTGTAGATGCAACACCATTTAACTTAGTAATTTCTAGAGATGATGATGGGTTAATTAAAGTGTTTTTTAACAGTGTGGAACAGACTGACACAAACACAAGACAAGGTTCATTTTTGCTTGATGCGTTGGGAGTAAGAAAAACTGACGTTAATGACTTAGAGGGTAGTATTTTTGAAATACAAATATATGATGGCACATCTGAAATTAGTTTAATAGAAAAAATAAATGATAGATTATCAGCTTTTTAAATAAATAAAAATAAAATAATATGGCAACAACAGTAACAGCAGCAGATTTTAAGTATGTAAGAATTACAAATTTAGATA